GTGATACGTACAAGGACGAAGAATACGCCAGGAAGTTGAAACCCGTGTACCAAGTTTCAATGTTGTAGCCAGTGACGGCCTTGCCAAACACGCTAGCCAAATCGTTTTGAGAGCCAATGATTACTGGCTGCATCGCCGGACCCCAGCCGAAAACGCCAGCCAAGGCACCCACGTTGGTAGGAACGGCCGGTACAGTCAGGGTGTTATCGACTTCCTGAATGCTGACACCGGGAGAAACGGTAAATTGCGCGGCCATGCGTGGCTCCAAATAGCGATTCCGGGCTTAGACCCTCACCACATATTTATCCCAGGGCGGACCTCGTTCACCATCGACCGTTGTCGATCACAGCGGTCTCGATAGCGTGCTGAATGATGCCTTCCGCGCTGGTATCCACGAAGAACGGGTTTCGGGAATCATCGTTTTCTCGACCGTCTGATATGATCCCCATGACCATCATGTTCTTTTCAGACTCCTCTTTGCCGTCGTCGCGCAGCTTGGCGATGGAGTCTGTGCCTGACAGTTCGGTGAATGCCGTCTGGGTCGTCATCCACGCAAACAGAACCAGGCACATCATGAGGTCATCGTGCCGACCTTCTTCTGCCGCCCATGAGCTACCGCGACGAACAAACGACACCGCTTCGTTGATAATCTCCTGGCTGTTGACGATTAGTTCACCAGATTCAACGATGGACTTCAGGTTGAAGCAGCCGACGCGCTTTACGGCCGAAGTGGTACGGATGCCTGGTGTTTGCGACGACCCGGCCGACAAAACCACCCCGAATCTCATCTTGGTCTTGCCAGTCCACAACAACCCAGGAGTTCCTAGGTCATACGCGAGTAGGGATGCAACATGGCCGCCTTCATCGTTAGTCTCGACCAAGACAGACGCATCGTTGTACACACCAGCCAGGTGATCGATGTAGTTCGGGAAGGACTCTGGTTTTACAGTGTTGTCACGATAATGACATACCACTTCGAACGGCATCTGAGTGACGTCTATCACGATTGCGGCTGAATAGTCTCCCGATACTCCGCGAGCCGTATCAGCTATTACTACGTACTTGTGATCCTTGACCAATTCCTTGAATACGTGCGTGTCCTCAGTGAAGCGAACAGGCTGGATGGCTTTCATCCGCGTCAACGATTCAGGGCTTAGGAGGGTGTTCGTGCTGCCGACAAATACGCATTCGAACTCGACGCGAAATTGCTGTTCCGACGTGTTACGGATAGTCTCCTCTTTCCAAGCCTGATCACGACCAGGTTTCTCCCACCAATCTACTCTGATCGGAACGAAGTCGTTGGTTTTGCTGATAGCGCCTTGCCACGTGTCATGAAACATATCCATGCCATTAGGCGTAGATAGCATGACAATCTTGGTCGTGGTACCAGAGGAGATTACCGGATAGGTGGACGCGAAGAACTTGGACTGGATGTTGCGAGGTACAAACGCGAATTCATCCAAACATATGCACGACAAACTTCTACCACGGATCGCATTGCCCGAAGTCGCTGAACAGAACAAAGCCGAACCGTTTTCAAGTTCAACTGATCGTTTGTTCCAGGTCACTACGCCTTGCTGCATCCACTTCGGAAGATTTTCGTAAGCCATCTTCGCGGTTGCGAGCAAGACCTGGGCTTGCTCCATCTTGTTCGCCATGAACGCGATGGTGTAGTTTTGTTTGAACAGGACGTTCCAAATCGCCCAGCTGCTAATCGTTACAGACTTTCCGGATTGACGAGCGCTGAGAATGATCGTGAATCGGTTATCAGTGCACGCGTTAATGATCCTGCGCTGATAATCATACGGCTCGAACGGGATGATGCCATCATCCAAGCTAATGATTTTGATGTAGTTTTCACAAAAGTATATTGGATCAGTCGCACACCGGATGTACTCCTGGACCTGCCACTCGGTCAGAATGACCTTGATGCCAGGCGGGCGCAGGAGGGGATTTCCGGAATAACCGGATGAATCCAGGATTAGATCATGCGCTATTTCACCAGCGACTACCACAGGGAGTTACTCGGCTGGCTCTATGGAATTGTGCTGTGCCAGGGCGCCCTTGACCATCGTCAACAATTCATTAGGATTAGCCACCACAATGACATTGTTGTGATTAACGGTGCTGCCTGGCATGGCTTCATTGCCATCTGATTGTGTCTGTGGCGTTAGGTCGCGACGGGCTTGATGAAGTGCGAGTAGATTCTGGTTGGCGTCGTTGATTTCTTTGATCAACTGTGCAACATGCTGATACGCCGACGCCTTCTCAGACGTCTGAGCAATCAGGATCGCCGTTTGCAGCGAATCCATACCTTGAACGATCAACCGCTTCAGGGTAGCTCGCGATTCATTAAAGTCATTCTCGGCCTGTTGCTGCTGAACAGTGAGAGCTGAATTCGGCTTCACCGGATCGTCGGATACAACTGCAATCGGCTTGTCCACAACTAGCGGTTCCATATCCAGAGCCGATGAGATGCTGGACATGATTTCGACTTTGTCGTCTTCCCTGTTAATCATTCTCCTGTACCTCGATCACATAGCCCCAGTTGTCGCCGACATTGATCGTCAATGGGTCCACAGAAATAGCCGCGTTAGACGTCGGTTGGCCGTTCGCTGTCATCCCAGGCTGGACTTGTACGTTCGCATATTGCCCACCAGTGTTCAGGTCAGTGATGTCGATCTTGGCGATCTTGATCACACTACTCGTTCGAGCCGGGCCGATCATGTAAGCCTGCATCGTGAAGTCCAACTGCCATATCAGGATGCGACGCTCGTTGAAGTCGCCATCGTTGTATGAATCGACCATGCTGGCGCCCTTGAAGGTCACCGGCATATTGAAGTCCAAGCCGTCATTCTCGTCCACGAGTTTGACTCGGTTCACCCACTCAGGCGTGAAGAACGGTATGATTTGCTCGATGATTTGATTGGCATCGTCAGTGGTATTGGTCATGATGCTTAGCCGCCAACCGATGTCCACCGGGACTGGCACGTACACGGAAGCCGCGTTGGTGTTAGCCGAGGTGCGGATCGTGTTGGTGGATGACAGCTTACGATCGGGCGCGTAGTTCAGGCTAACCATCTCTGCACCCATACGTGGCAAAGTGATGCCTACACCTTTGGTCAGGTCAGGGTTGCCAAGGAGCCTGCCTAGCCACTTCTGGCGAGGGCCGTACATGATCGGGACTTCAACCGACTTGACGATCGATCCGTCTGGGTTCTGCTTAGCGATCCATATGCCCTTGAATAGGCTCATGAATGCCACGGCAAGCCGGTTCGTAGTTTCGCGATAGAACCAAGGATTGCCGAGCATTAGCTGTTATCTCCAAACGGGTCTTTCTCGTTGAAATTCATGAACCCGTCTTTGTTGATAACCTCTTCAATATCGGCATTCTGGTCTTCTCGATTGCCCTTGTAGTTGATTTCGTCCAGCGTTGTGCTGTTAGGCGGTTGGTCGGACGGAATCAAAGGAAGTTCGGTCGGCGAGTTGTAGCGTGCAAACAAGGCGTCGATTTCAGGCACCCCAGTTCCAAACAGTTCGTTGTTGGGCGCGTACAGTTCTGACCGCAGTTCGAACATCTGAATCTGGCCAAACTGGTAGAAGGGAGCCTCGTGTTCAACGAATCGAATCTGAAAGAGCTTTTGATTCAATGGCAGGTAGATGACGTCGCCTTCGCGTGGGCGGATGATCGGCTTACCAAGATAGGCCGATTGGTCGTACATGAAGGAGGCGTCTTGCTGCACGACGCGCGTGTAGAAGTCACGCGGCGAGATGACGAAGCTGATCTGGTCGCGGAGTTCAAGGCCGAAACGAGAAAGGAAGTCGCCCTGACCGCCAAAGCCCATGACGTTGTTGATGTAGGTCTGAATCGAATACGCGTTGTAGAACTTGCTCAGTTTGTCATCGGGCATAACCAAGTCAGTGTTCATTCGGCGGCGCGGAATGTAGAACGCCTGAACGCCGTAGATGTGGATCATCTCATCCGACAGTTCCTCGTAGAGGTTCTGTTGACCAACGTGATCGTACTGCCTGAAATGGAGCGTACTCATGCAATCTATTTAGCCGGTTCTCACAAAGAACCGCCCAGGTGCAAGCACCTGAGCGGCTCATCCGGAATCAACCATCGATCGTCTATCCGGATAGAAAACTACTTCTTGGTAAAGTCGTACCTGTCCATGTTCTTCAGCAGGCGAAGTGCCATCGCCGCTGTTTGGATTGCTTCGGTGCGTACATGTTCGATGGTTGCACGTGGCTTCT